CTCCTGTATCAGGTCGAAACCCTCAGGAGTCGACATCTCGTTAATGTAATAGAGGGCTTCCGACATCTCAGGTGGTGTGCTGGTGTTCGGGTTCAGCAGCACGTTACTCATGACTGTATAGTCCAGTCCGTTTTCTGTAGCTGCCGATGGCAACTCTATCCCTCGCCCGGATAGATATTCGGTGTAGGGCTCAAAAAATGTGATCAGATGGCTCCGGTCGATCTTCCGGAGCATTTCCGGCTTCGAAAAGCGGCGAAGGTTTAAAGTTGCCATTAATATCTCCTGTTTTTTTAGCTTATAGCTGTCCTTACATAGTGTTCTCTCAAATTCGTTTACGGCCCACCACTTTGCCGAGAATCCTCAATTCATCTTCAGGTTTGACCCTGATCGGTTTCAGCCTCGGATTCTCCGGGACCAGCTCGATGAGCTCATTATCAATTTTCAGCCTTTTGACCGTGGCTTCATCGTCAAGCAAAGCAATAACGATATCACCGTCCTCGGCAATTGGCTGACGCCTCACAATGATCAGGTCGCCGTCATTTATTCCGGCATCGATCATACTGTCGCCCTGTGTGTACAAGGCAAAGCACTTACCTGATCCGACAACGGATGCTTCCACCAGAACCTCGCCCATAATGTTTTCCTGAGCGAAAATCGGATGACCGGCTGCAACCGTGCCGACAATCGGAACCGCCACAAGGGCGACCGCGTTTGTCTGAGGATGCTTGGTTACGGTCAGACCGCGAGCCTTACCTTCCTCTCTTTTCAAATAACCTTTGCGAACCAGCTGGTTGATCCGGTCATGCACGCTGGCGTGACTGATTTCAAATGTTTCGCTCATTTCTTTAACCGTCGGCGGATACCCTTTGGCTGAAACGTACCGGCATATTTCATCAAGTGTTTCCTGCTGCAACGGCGTAATGTCGTCTTCTCTGTTTCTGCCCATAGCGTACTCCTTCCTTATAAAAAGACAGAGAGCCCCAGTTTGGGCCGAATAACATGCAAATATACGACCTTACGTCCATAAGGTCAAGAAATCTTATAAATAAAATTTCCGACGGATTGAAGTCCCTCTCGGTAAGTAACCTCCGATAGTTCCGAAGATTCGCTTCGGACATGAGTTAGAAACCAGACAATTGGCCGGATGCCAGGCAGAGGCGGTTGTGGGTGCTGAAAAACGCGCATCCCAACCGCCTTTTGTTTTTGGCACCCGCAGCTTCCCTCATCGGCACCGGCCCAACGGAGGCCCTTATGCTTGATGTGGAATTAGCACCCGAAAACCCTTACTCAAACCAATTGACTGAAGCCCAATTGCCGCATGCTGAAGGTATTAACCCGGAGCAGCGACTGGATGCCATAGCGGCCATTCTGGCCATTGCCGCCCTCAGGAGTCGGTATCGTAAGGCCAATAATGCCAATAACTTAAAGAATGTTGCAGATTCTTCCGGAACCTTCGGAGAAGGACTTGATTCTTCTGCCAGAAAGAGCGTCATTCATGACAACCGAGTCCTGTAATCGAATATAAGGAGTTGAAAATGAATGACTTGAAAAACAAAAAAATGGAGCCGACCAAGACCTCGGTGTTGAGGCAACTGGCAACGCTCCAGAACATGAGCCTTGATCAGCTCAGAGAGAAGTGGCTGGACCTTTATGGAACCGAGCCACCCCAGTACAAGAAGCAGTTTCTGGTTAAACGACTGGCGCACCGGATTCAGGAGCTCTTTTACGGCGGCCTGTCCGAGCAGGCCAAATCCCACCTGAAGAAAGTTGCCGAGACCGATCCGGTGGCAACGGTCATCCGCAAGATTCCGGAAGAACGAAAATCACAGGAGGCCATCCTGCCGGGCACCCGATTTGTCCGGATCTGGAACGACCAGCGCTATGAGGTGATCGCCCGGGAAAGCGGCTTTGAATACGACGGCCGCATCTTCAGGTCTCTGAGCGCCATAGCGAGGGAAATCACAGGCACCCGATGGAACGGCAAGATCTTTTTCGGCCTGAAGAACAGTCACAGAAAAAAGGAAGGTGGTCCGAATGCTTAACAATAACAACACTCAAAACGGCCAGCGCAAAACGCTTCGCTGTGCCATCTATACCCGCAAAAGCCACGAGGAAGGTCTGGATCAGGAGTTCAATTCACTCGATGCCCAGAGGGAGGCCGGTGAAGCTTACATCGAAAGTCAGAAGCTGCAGGGATGGAAGGCCATCCCTTACCGATATGATGACGGCGGCTTTTCCGGTGGAACTATGGAACGTCCGGCACTGCAGAGACTGCTGGCGGATATCGATGCCGGTAAGATCGATGTCATCGTCGTTTACAAGATCGACCGATTGTCCCGCTCCCTCCTGGACTTCATGAAGATGATTGAGCTCTTCAATGAAAAGGAAGTGAGCTTTGTATCCGTCACCCAGCACTTCAGCACCACCGACTCGACGGGTCGCATGTTTCTGGGAATCCTGATCACCTTTGCCCAGTACGAACGAGAGGTCATCGGCGAGCGTATCCGGGACAAGGTGGCCGCCGCAAAACGCCGGGGTAAATACTGCGGAGGGCCTGCGGTGCTCGGTTATGACGTGGACCGGGAAAACAAAAAGCTGCTGATAAACCAGAGCGAGGCACCGCTGATAAAACTCATATTCCGGCGATACACACAGGTGGGATCAGCCAAGAAGGTGGCGCAGGAACTCAACGAGCAAGGATACAAAACCAAATCATGGACCACCAAAAAGGGCAAGGAGCGGATCGGTACCGAATGGAACACGGCTCAGGTCTACCGCCTTCTCAATAACAGGCTCTATATCGGAGAGATCGCCTACAAAGGTAAAAACTATCCGGCGGAGCATGATGCCCTGATTGATCAAAATACTTGGGACAAGGTTCAAGCGCTCCTCTCGGAAAATAATCGCACTAAGATGAGCAAGGCCCGGGTAAAGATGGTCTCGCCCCTGAGCGGAGTGATCCGGTGTGGCCACTGCGACAGTGCCATGGGCATCACCTATACCAACAAAGGCGACCGGCGCTACTCCTATTATATATGTGAAAAGGATACCAAACGCGCTGTCAGCCGGTGCCCCTTGAAGCGGGTTCCTGCCGGAGACATCGAGTCGGTGGTGCTTGGTCAGCTGGGAGCGGTATTCAGGACACCGACCTTGGTAGCCAAGACCTACTTTGCCGCCAGAGAAATCGAGGCCGAGGAACGTGAACGGCTGCAGAGCCAGAAAAAGGAACTCGAACAATCACTGCAGAGCGTCAGGCAGGAAGCCCTGAAGCTGATGTCGCCCGACAATGATGATCCCGACCGGAATAACCGACTGCCCTTGGTCAACCAGCAGGCCGTCGATTTGACCAAGCAGCTCACCAACGTATCAGCACGGTTGAGGGTTATCGATACGGAGCAGATTTCCGAAGGTGATGTATCCGAAGCCTTCCAGAGTGTGGAAACCTTCTGGGAGGATCTGTTCCCCCTCGAGCGCAACCGGCTGATCCAGCTTCTGGTGGAAACCATCGAGATCCGGGAGACAGGAATCGACATGGAACTGAAAACCAACGGCCTCACAAACCTTGTCACCGAGCTGGCCGGTCTGGCCTGTGAAGTCAGGGAAAGGAGTAACAGCTGATGAAAAAGATCAAACCAACCATAAAACTTTCAGACAGCGGGAATCTGCACATACATATCCCCATGTTCATCCGAAGAATGCGCGGCCGAAAAATGGTGTTTACGCCGGATACACTGGACGGTGAAAACGAAGGTATGCCGGAAACGGTGCAGACGGCCATTGTCCAGTCACTGGCCAGAGCCTTTTCATGGGCGGACATCCTCGAGAGCGGTGAGATAAAGTCCATCAGTGAGCTGGCAAGGGATCTCGATGTGGACTCATCCTATGTGGCCAGAACCCTGAAACTGACCACACTCGCCCCGGACATTATCGAAGCCATCATTAACGGTGAAGAGCCCAGCGGATTATCTCTCTCAAAGCTGGTGAAAACATTCCCGCTCGACTGGAGCGAGCAGCGAACGTTCTTTGGATTCAGCTGATCGCGATCCTAAACCACCATCCCTAACAGCCGACCTTTGTGTCGGCTTTTTTTATGCCCTGACGAGAGAGTTCAACGAAATTTCACTGAGGGCAGGCAAAAAAAGTTAAAAAATATTTCCCCGCATCACTTCATCAAATCCCCCTCAAATTCAAAGCATTAGCCAATCCCAGCGCATCTGCATCGGGTGAAATTTCAGTGGCCCAACGAAATTTCGCCAAAGAAGGGTGACAGGTCTGGTGAACAGAAAAGCGTTCACGACCTCACCCGGAGAAAGCATGCCGGACCTGTCTTCCGGGAGGTCCTTAACAAAGGAGGTTCGGCATGAACCAGATCAAGAAGACAGAACTAAACGAGCCGCAGCAAAAGCTCATCGAGCTGATGCAGCAAATCAACTTCGGGCGCATTTCCAACATACCGGTTGTGGGCGGAAATCCCGAACTCACCGCAGACACCATCATCGAGCGTGAAATCAAACTGGGCGGCCAGAACGGCAATCGTCCGGAGCTGGCCAAGGATGACTTCACCCTGAAGCAGGAGGTGCTCGCTCTTATCGAACACCTGACCGGCATGGGTGATGGAATCATCCGTCATCTTGAAATCAAGCATGGGCTGCCATTCCTGATCCGCATCGAGGAACGGGCAGCATAACAAACTGAAAATTTAGACACTTCGACAACAAGCTGGACGCAAGGCGGAGGCTGTTGTGGGTGTCGCCGAGCCAAACCTGACCGTGTGTTTATCAGCACGGCAGGTGGCAGAAAAGGCGAACCTGCGACACTCCGCTTGTTGGATCAGCTCCTTCCTCTGTTTCCGGCCCGTGCCGACACCCACGCGGTGCTCCTCCTCGCTCCGAGGAGGACCAAATGTTTTATCGAAATTCCTATGACGGTATCGATGGCTATGCCGCAGACCTTATTCGGCACAAAGCAAGACAACTGGTGGGAAAAGCCGGACTGACAGAAGACGATCGGCAGGATCTCGAGCAGGAACTGATGATCGATCTGCTGGGCAGAATGAAGCACTTCAACCCAGCCAAAGGCAAAAAGACAACCTTCATGACCCGCATTGTTGAGCGGCGGATTTCAACCATTCTGGAAGCCCGCTTCGCGCAATGCCGGGACTGGCGCAAATGCACAGCCTCTCTCAACGATCCCATTCCGGGCGGAGATAACGATTCCGCTGAGCGTATCGAGCAGGTCTGCAGTGATGGGCAGATGGGACATCACGGCCGGGACACCAACGAGCAATGGCAGAACGACATCCGCTTCGATCTGGAACGAGTCATTGCTGCCCTGCCGGAAGACCTGCAGGACCTCTGCGAAAAACTGCAGTCGAGCAACATGGCTGAAATCGCAAGGGAGATGGGCGTTCCGCGCAGCACCCTCTACGGGAAACTGACCAAGCTGCGGGACGCATTCCGGGATGGTGGATTGGAAGAATACCTCTGATCGACCGACGCATCGCCCGGGGTTCCGGTAAGTAAGCATCGTGCCGCATGAAGCGGACGACCGGGGCCTCGGTAAACAGAAAACCTGAAAAACAACAGGAGATTAACAATGGAAACTTACAAGTATCGCTTTGATCAGTCGGTCCCGGCTCAGGACTTGGAAGATACCTTCATGCTGGCATTGCTGGCTGTGGAAAGCATGTACGGACACTCCAGAGTGAGGATGGAATCCCGCTTCAATCTGGATAAGCAGAACCGCACCTGCTTCATCGATGCAGCGACCAAGGTCGGCGGTGATCTGGCGAGCATCTTTACCGGCTTCGCCACCAAGGAATACGGCGAGCGTGCGGTAATGATCGACCGTGAACCCGCCGGTGGTGGATGCGCCTGCAATGCAAAGTCACCTTCAGGAATGGAGGTGGCGGTATGAGCGAATTGATGACCACCACGTATTCCATGTGGCGGCTCTTCCGCAACTGCCGCAAGGCTTGTGAATACCGCTACCTGAGGGACCTTGTTCCTCTGGAGCGGTATCACAACCTGGCTTTCGGATCAGTCATTCACGACTGCCTTGAAATCTGGCATGGCCAGCTGGAACTCGAAAAGGTTCTCGAACACATCGATCAGGTCTATGCCAATCGGGCACAGGATGACCATCAGCTCGCGGACTGGCATCTGGCCACCGCCATGATGAGCTCATACTCGGAGCAGTATCCCGTCGAGGACTTTGACGTGGTCGCTCTGGAGAAGACCTTCGAAGGCCCCATCATCAACCCGGATACCAACGCCGCATCCAGAAGTTTTGTGCTGGCTGGCAAGGTGGACGGTCTGGTCAAACAGGACGGTCAATACTTCCTGCTTGAGCACAAGACCGCCTCACAAATCGATGCCGGTTATCTGGAACGGCTTTGGACTGATTTTCAGATCATCATTTATGCGTGGTATCTGGAGCAGACCCTCGGCATCCGTATCTCCGGCATCATCTACAACGTGCCGGTCAAGGCCAAGCTACGCCAGAGCAAAGGTGAAACGGAAGCTGAATTTGAATCCCGTCGAGCCGAACTGATCGCAAAATCCAAAACCGGCAAGAGCAGTGCCAAACGCAAGATGCCCGAGCAGGATGATGCCTTTCAGCAGCGCCTCAAAGACAAATACCTCGAACCCGGCATGTTTCACCGGGAGGTGCTCTACATCTCCCGCGATCAATTCGACGAGCTGCGCAGTGAGCTTTGGGAACTATCCAAAGCCATGCTGGATGCCCGCCGCCGCAACACCTTCTACCGCAATACGGCCTTCTGTTTTCAGTATGGACGCGCCTGTCCCTACTTCCCGCTGTGCCGGAGCGGTGAGAACCCCAACGTCATTGAAAACCATTACCAACGGGTGCTCCCGCACGAAGAGCTGCGGGATGGAGCAAGTGAAGACGCTGCCCCTGTTTTTTAACCCAAACCATACAAGGAGATAAATCATGCTTCCGAAAAGCAAAACCAAACCGAAAGTAAGCCTGAATGACCTGACCGCACTGGTTTACGGTCCAAGCAAAATTGGCAAGAGCACTTGGTGCTCCCACGCGGAAAACGCCCTGTTTCTCGCCACGGAACCGGGCCTGAATGCCCTCGAAGTGTTCGAAGCGCCCATTACCTGCTGGGACGACCTTCTGCAGGCGTGTGCCGAGATTGCCGAAGGCAAACACGACTTCAAGACCATCGTTATCGATACGGTGGATAACGCCTACCGCATGTGTGCGGATTATGTCTGCAAGAAGTTCAAGATCGAGCACGAGTCCGACCTCGGCTACGGCAAAGGCTATGCCCTCATCAATAATGAGTTTCAGCGTGTTCTCAACAAGTTGGCATTTCTGCCATACGGCCTGATCCTCATTTCCCATTCCCATGAGCGTGACATCGAAACGCGCACCGGGAAGCACACACGCATCGTGCCGACCCTGCCGGACAAGGCCCGCAAGCTGGTCACCGGTCTGGTGGACCTGATCCTGTTCTGTGATCTGGACATGAAAACCGGTGACGACGGCAAGCCCATGTATCAGCGGGTGATGCGCACCAAGCCAAGCCCCAATTACGACGCTGGAGATCGAACCGGCCGACTTCCGGAGATGATCCCTCTGGATTTCCCGACCTTCCTGAAAGCTTTCAATCAAACGGCTTCCGGTTCAGCGGTGAGTGCCGCCCGGACAAAGTCGGAGCCAGCCACAACGGCTAAACCTCAAAATAAGGAGTAATGACAATGAGTTGGAATAACGATGACACCATGGACCTCGCGCAGTTCGACGATGATTTCGTTTCTGCGGATGTTGAAGAAAAGGACTTTGAATCTGTTCCCGACGGGAAATATCAGGTCAAGGTCGATCGTGTGGAACTGACCCGTTCGGAAACTTCCGGCAATCCCATGCTCAAGTGGGCGCTAAAGATTCTGGGTCCCACCCATAAAGGCCGTCTGCTGTGGCGTAACAACGTCATTGCCAGCAAGGACAATGTGAAATGGCTCAAGCAGGATCTCTATACCTGCGGCCTGCAGATGGACAAGCTCTCTGACCTCCCGGGCAAACTGGAAACCCTTCTGGATGTCGGTCTCGAGGTGACCAAGCGCACGAAAAACGAATTCGAGAACATCTACTTCAACCGCCGGATTGTGCTTTCGGATGAAGACGCCGCAGCACCATCGGCCGGTCACGATGTAGACGACATGATTCCGTTTTGAGGATGGGCATGGTTACCGTTGTCGTTGATACCCGGGAACAGGAGCCTTACGGATTTGATTCGGAGTCAGTCGCATCAGTCCGTAAGGCGCTCCCGGCGGGAGATTACTCCATCGAGGGATTCGAGACCCGGGTGGCGGTGGAAAGAAAGTCTATGGCGGATTTTGTTTCCACTGTCATCCGAGGCCGAAAGCGTTTTCACAAGGAGCTGGAAAAGCTCCGGGATTATGATGCGGCCTGTGTCGTCGTTGAGGCCAATTACCGGGATATTCTCGGGGCCTGCTACCAGAGCGACGCTCATCCAAACGCCCTCATAGGAACCATTGCCTCCATCATCATCGACTTCGGTGTGCCCGTTTATTTCTGTTCAGACCGTCAGGCAGCCTGCCGGTTTGTTGAAGAGTTTTTAATGCGCTTTCACCGGAGGTTCGCTCAATGCCAAGAAAAACAAACTCCCCGGCAAAACTCCGGGGAAGAATAGAGAGAGTTTATTATGCCGGGCCAAAGTTTTCCGCAGGCCGTTTGCTCACCGCCACCGGAGAGGAAATCCAGTTTGCCGGAAATCTGTTTGCCCGTGAAAATCAGCCCGTGGTCCTTTTGGGGACGTGGGCCACCCATCCGAAATATGGTCGCCAGTTCAAGGTCGATGCCATGGAGCACGATCTTGATCTGAACCCGGAAGGATTGATTCACTATCTGGCCAATCACCCTGACATCAAAGGGATTGGTCCTGCCAAAGCCCGCCTTATTGTCGAAGAGTTCGGAGATTCATTCGAGGAGACTTTGATTGAATCTCCGGAGCTCATCGCATCAAAAGCCAGAATTTCCCTCGATGCCGCCAATCGTCTGAAGGATGAATGGTGCAAAAACAGAAGCGTCAATGCCGTGCTGGCATGGCTTTCCGCCTTTGGTTTGACCCACCATCAGGTGACCACGCTGGTCGATAAGCTGGGTGGCAACTGTCTGGAGATCCTGAAAGCCGATCCTTACATCCTCATCCGGGAATTGCGGGGATTCGGCTTCAAGAAAGTCGACAAGATTGCCCGCAAGCTGGGCACGCCCAAAGATCACACGCCAAGAATCCGCGCCGGTATTCAATACTGCATGCACGAGGCTCTGGATCAGGGAAACTGCTGGGTCGAATACGAGGACCTTGTTGATCAGGCCAACCTGCTTTTGGTGATGGACAATCTGGATAGCCGTATTCGTATCGAAGCCTCGCTGGACAATCTGATCAGCGAAAGAATGCTCTCCTGTGAATCTCATGCAGGACGCTTTCTGGTGGCGCTTTCCGATATCCTGAAAATGGAACAGGACATCGCCGCCATTTTTACCAAGGCGGCTGAGTCAAATCCTCATTTCACATCAACCCGCAATCTGCAGAAGCTGATTCTGCGTCAGGCGGAAACGCTCAATGAAAAGCAGCTCGAAGCGGTTCACTCTGCTTTGCAGCACTCCATCAGTCTGATATCCGGTGGAGCCGGATCGGGTAAGAGCTACACCGTATCGGTCATCAACGCGGTATGTGAAGAGTGCGATCTGGAGGTGGTTCTTTCCGCTCCGACAGGTAAAGCAGCCAAAAGGCTCGAGGAAGTGAGTGGCCGAACCGGAACCACAATCCATCGCCTGCTTGGCTATGACGGCAAGTCCTTTTCAAAGGACAGCAACAATCCCATCGATGCCGACGTTCTGATCATCGATGAGTTTTCCATGGTGGATGTTCCTCTGGCTTGGCACCTTTTCAATGCGGTGGACTTTGCCAGAACGGCCATTGTCATTGTGGGAGACCATAACCAGCTGCCGCCGGTCGGGCCGGGAAATATCCTTCGGGATCTGATTCACTCCAATGCCATCCCCACAGTCATTCTGGATAAGGTGGTCAGGCAGGCCGGTGTGTTGAAGGAAAACAGTACCGCCATCCTCAAGGGTGAAGTCAGGAAAACCAGTGATGCCAGTACACAGGGCTGCAGGGATTGGTATCTGGCGGACCAGTTTACTGACCCGGGTGCCGCCCGAAACTTCCTACTGGACCTCTTTGAAAAACGACTTGATGCCCTTGGGTTTGATCTGATCAAAGATGTGCAGGTGTTGACTCCAACGCACAAGGGGCCGCTGGGAACCAAGTCACTCAATGAAGATTTGCAGCGGCTTATCCAAAAGCGTCTCTGGAATGTGAGCGTTCCGGAAACACAACCCGGCCGCCGGTCGCCATTTTTGAAACACGACAAGGTCATTCAGACCCGCAACAACTATGACCTGAACGTGATGAACGGTGCTATCGGACATGTGATCGATGTGCTGCCCAACGGCACGCTGCTGATTGATTTTGAGGGTGTGGCAGTTGAGATTGAAAAAGGTTCACCGAACCTTCAGGACATCCAGCTGGCCTATGCGCTGACGATTCACAAAACACAGGGATCGGAATTTCCTTGCGCTGTTGTGGTGGTCCACAAGGCGCATTCCTTCATGCATCATCGTAACCTGCTGTACACCGGTGTCACCCGTGCCCGCAAGACTGCGATTGTGCTGGGTGACCGTTGGGGCATCCGTAATTGCGCCAAGAAATGTCAGGTGGATGACCGCAAGACCTTTCTTTCCATTCTCTTGAACAATGTGAATTGCCCTGAAGAACAGTCAGCTTGTGCGGGGGCATTATGAGCATGGGCGGTTCAGATAATGTCAGAGAATACTACCGCCTGATAACCGAGCTCGATATCGGAGATGTGGCAAGGGATCTTCTGGCCGGGAGAATCACACAGGAATCCCGGCAGCGGCTTCAGTGCGATTGTCCGCACCACCAGAGTCAGTCCCGTCGCTCCCTTCATGTGATGCTCGACAAACAGGGCTGGTATTGCTTCGGCTGCGGTGTGGGCGGAGATGTCCTCCAGCTCGTCGAGTTTGTTCAATCGGGAACGGTTACGGCCGGTCAATCCGGTCCCATGCCCGACAGCCATCGGCAGGCCCGTGACTTCCTCGCTGGTAAAGCCGGGATGCCGCCACTGTCGCGTTATGGCCTCACGCAGGAACGATTGGAGCAGACGGAAAACGATCGATCGTTTGAGATCCGGGTCAAAGATGCCCTGACCGAACTGGCCCGCTACTATCACCAGCGGCTCAAGGAAAATCAGGAGGCGCTGACCTGGCTGAAGGAAAAGTACGCCATCAGTGATGAGACCATCGACGACCTGCTGATCGGTTTTGCCGACAATGAATCCGGTGTCATTGCAGCTCTGCGCTCCGGCGAACATGGCTTCAGCAAACGGGAGCTTTCCGCCACAGGTGCCTTTCGCCCGACCAGTCAGGATGGATTGAATCCGTTTTTTGAGAAACGCATCATTTTCCCATACTGGAGCCGTGGTCGTGTCGTGTTTATGATCGGCCGCAAAACACCGTGGACTCCGGACGTAAACTGGGAACAGGGAAAGTACAAGAAGCTGCCGGTTCACGATGAACATCAGCGTCCTTATGTCGCCCGCTTCATCAACAATGCGGTGCTGTTCAATGAAGACTGCCTGCTGGGCAAGCCCGATCACATCATCATTACCGAAGGTGTGACCGATTGTATTGCTCTGATGCAGCAGGGATTTCCCGCGCTCTCTCCTGTAACGGTAAGAATCAGGGCCGCAGACTGGGAACGTCTGGTTCCAAAGATGCGCGGACTCAAGACCGTCTATATCTGTCAGGACAATGAAATCTCGGAGGCCGGGCTCAAGGGAGCCTTGCAGACTGCTCGCACGCTGGCCGAACACAAGATTGATACGAAGCTGGTTACCATTCCTCTGAATGAGCCTCAGCAGCTGGCACGTCAGGAACTTTCGCGACGGTTCAACCTGACGGCGGCAGTCGGTCCCCGGGAGCTGGCCAAATTACTCGACGGCCACTCTGCCGAGGATATTCGGGAGGCTGAAACGCTGTTGGCCAACGCCAAGATCGATGTGAACGATTTCTTTGCATCCGGCAATGGTAAGGCTGAATTTGAGGGGCTGCTTTCTTCCGCCTGTACGCCGGTGGAGTTCGGCATTCAAAGTCTGCCCGAGGATGCCCCGGAGGAAGAGAGAAACCGCCAGCTCGAGCCGGTTCTGGCCGAAATTTCGGCTCATTCACCACTGGAGCAAAGCCGTCTGCTGAAGCTCGTTCAGGAACGGCTGGGTAAAGCGGTTCCCATGGCGACCCTCAAGGAACAGGTACGCTCTGTTCAGCAGAACCGACGGGACAGCGCCAAGAAGGAAAAGAAGAAAGCCAAACGCCTGAGCGGATCACCGCCCGGTTCCTGTCGCGCCCGGGTCGATGAAGTGCTGATCGATACGGAGCTGGAAAACGGTGCTCCGGATTACACCGCCGCAGCAGAAGCGGCCTATGACTGGTTTACCGCCAACGGAGCCCAGTTTTTCCACACCCAGACCGGCGAGCCGTTTATGTATTTCGACAACTCCATCTACTGGATGGATTCACCCGATCGCGGACGGAAAAGACAATATGCTGCCATGCTCTACAAGCACACCGGTATGGTTCCGACATCCAACGGCGGTCGTACCTTTTTCGAGGTACTGCCCAGTCTGGCGATGATTCGCGGTCAGGTGCGCGATCATTTCTCGTGGCTGCACTCGGACATTTCCAATTTCACGGTCTACTTCAACCTGAACAATCAGGACCATGAAATTGCCCGGATCACTCCCGACGGCATCGAGATATTAAAGAACGGTGGGAACGCCGATGGGATTATTCTCGATGGTTCCCGCAAGATGAAGCCGTTGAAATTTCTGAAGGAAGCCTCTCCTGAGGAAGCCGACAAGCTGCTGGTCGATCTTCTGATCAACAATATGACCTGCTCACAGGGAGACCGCTTTTTGATTCTGTCCTGGCTGACCTGTTTTCTGCTGATCGATTTTTCCGGAACCCGGCCCATGACCCGTTTTGAAGGATCGGCCGGTTCGGGCAAGACCACAGCCAGCAAGCTGATTTCGGCGTTGCTTTACGGTGAGCCCCAGCACAAAAAAGCCACCGATGCCGCCAACTATACAGACGGTTCCCAGAATCCGCTGATCGTCCTCGACAACATCGAGGTCAAGCAGATGACCGAGGACCTGACCACGTTCATGCTGACCAGCATCACCGGCATTGCCAAAGAGAAACGCAAGAGCGGCACCGACAGTGAAACCGTAACCGAGCGGACCAAATGTCTGCTGAATACCACCGGCATCGAGCCGTTGTGCGGAGAGTTGTCCGAGATCCAGTCCCGCAGCTTTGTCATCAATTTCGATATCGGCAATCAGGGGAATGACTGTTTCATCGAGTCGGATGTGATTGCCGCCCTTCAGCGCAACCGGGATCTGATTATTTCCGCTTTGATGAAACGCACCAGCGAGGTGCTGGCCATGATGAAAGACGGAATGCGGACACAGGCGATGAAGCTGCTGCACGAGGCCCTCGGCAACCATGACAAACGGCGCTGCAACGAATATCTCAGTTTGATGTATCTGATGCTGTTGGCCGGATCGTCTCAGGATCAGATCGAACAGGGAATGTCGACTTTGGCTCCAGCCTTCAAGCAGCAGATCCAAAGCATCAACCAGACCAGTCGTGAAACCGCACGGGATTCCAACCACACAGCAACTGCGCTCTCGACATTGTTCAAGGCATGGCGAACCGCCGTGGAGGCCGACCGGAAAGACATGTACAACGATCGCCGGGTGGACCACATTCAGGAGTTCGTTGCCCGCTATCAGGTGCAGCTCGACGAAGACGGATGCCTCAAGGAGGTGTTGTCCCGGGAGCTGTTCGTGGCGCTCAAGCGTGTGGCCAGAGATTTCGGTCTGCGCTTTGAAATGGATTCATCGAGGCAGTTTGCCCAGCGCTTTGCCAACGACCTTGAAACCATCCGCGAGGCCGGGTTCGATGTTGTCATCAGCCAGAAACGATACGGAACCAAGCTCTACACCATCCAAACAGTCGAATAGACTTCGCCCTTCATACTTTCACCCAGTCAGGCCCGTGGATTCATTTCTGCGGGCTTTTTGTTTATATTCACGGCAGATTCTGGTGAAACAGTTACACCGCTGGTAAAACGATTATAAATCGGCATCTGGCTGGAAAAATCATTACAAAGGCCGCCGGTGTAGAAAGACCTTTCTACAATGTAGAATGTCCAGAGAGCACCTTTCTACAGCGCAAGTTACTGTTATTTATGGCGTTACACGGCAGGCGTAGAAAGTGTAGAAAGATTTCAGAGGTCACTCCCCCTTACTGTTCATTGTTTCAATTCATGGGATGAAGGCATACCTGAAAAAAACGGGCTATGCGTGAGTAATATTTCTATACCTTTCTACCCTTTCTACAAAAATATCTATAACTAACTGCTATTACTACTGTTAAGAGATGTAGAAAGGGGGTGTAGAAAGGTCTCAGAGCGTAGAAACCCCTTTCTACGCTTTCTACCATCCGACACTCAGGCTCCGGCTCCGGTAAGTAACGGGAAGAAAAATAAACCCGAACTTCCGGAGGTCACCCATGAGCCTTTTACAAACCATGCTCACGCATCTCGATTCCCCTAAGTGTGAGCCTTCCGAACAAGCTCCGCAGCCAACTGAAAACGACACCAGCGCACCGGAGCCCGATCTTTTTGTATCCACCGATCTGGATACCGCACAATTCGACTGGGCCGTCACGTCCGCCAGTGACGTTGAATACAATGGCAAAATTTATCGACGTCTCGAGCCGGAGTATTTTGCATGGCTCCGTTCACGGATGCTGGCAGCCCAGTCCGCTTTCAAAGCCGGTAAGCTTTCTGAATCAACATGGGAAAGCCTGAAAAGCAGGTTCAACCCGCTTCAGGAATACGCGGTTCAGAAATTCGGCAAGGAATCTCTACAGCAGGCATCCCGCCAGCTCAACCCACAGAATTACCAAGCTCCCCGCCATATTCCGGCAAACCCCGAGAAACCTGCAGAATCTCTCAAGAACAACTGGATTTATCCGCCAAACGAAGCTTGGAATTGTATAGAGCAGGTCTGCTCCGACGCATTGGCCAAAGTTGATGCCATCAAGGAGGAAGCCATGTCCCAGAAATGGTCTGAAGCCAGGCTATACCAGAATCAGGGACGATACCGCTTCCCCTGTGGTCAGGACTACGGGCTGGTCTGCTTTGTCGGCGGTGACCGGAAGATCGGTGCCGTGACGGAAAGATATATCGAAATCATCCACAGCCCGGATACACCGCGTCCCAGCACGCTCAGGTTTCACAACCCGGATGTTTCGCAGCCGTGGTTGAAGAAAGTGGAGAGTAACCATGAGCATTAAGAAATACGCCAATGCCGAACACATCCTGCCGAGAGAGATGCTCAAGGAGGTGCAGAAGTACCATTCCGGCATTCTTTGGATTCCAGCGCCGGGCAGTTTTTACAAGGAACGCAGGCAGCTGGTTATCGCCCTGAAAAGTCAGGGAATAGAAACCGATGAAATTGCCAGCCTCGCCGGTATCACAAGTCGCCGGGTCAATCAGATCCTCGCGGACCACAGAAAAGAAACCGACGCCCGACAGGTTGAGGACTCTTCCGGTATGTAAGGCTTGAGGTGCGGGAAAATGGGCTAAATCTGCCTTCCGCCCCGAACCCCGACTTTTGGAAACGGAAATAGATAAACCGGAGATCGCTTTGGGCATCACGAAAAAAGACGAACAGAATCTGGATCGCTGGCACCGGAATGAGGGCCGGACAGACCATGATCAGGCAAAGAACAATGCGAGAGCTGAGGAAGGAAACCTTCTGGCCCTCAAGCATGGCATCTTTGCCGACCGCTGCCTGACTCCGGAAGAAAAGGTCATGTTCGACAGCATCATCGAAAAGCTGCACGAGGACTTTCAGTTCAACAAATCCAGCGACTTCCTTCAGGTCGAGCTGGTGGGCATCTATTCGGTGAAGCTGGTCCGCGCACAGATCGAAGGAAACACACAGGCGGCCGAGAGTCTCGACCGGATGATCCGCTGCCACATGAAGGATCTCAAGACCACCAAGATTGCCCGTGAAGGTGAGGAGCCGAAAGGTCCGCAGACCTCTCCTGCCGAATGGGCCTCCGCGCTTCTTGAAAAAGTGAGTGAAGCCGCCG